AAGTCAGCGCCCTGGGTGACGCCGAGGACGGCCCACCAGGCACCGGCATTTGCCGCGGCAGAAGACGGCAGGGCAGCAAAGCCGGAGAATGCCCGCTCCATCATGTCGCTGGCGCCCCAGCGCTCAATGCCACGCAACGCCTCGATGGTCTTGCGGATCGCCTGGGTGTTGTCTTCCACTTTTTTCCAGCGGTCGCAGGCAAAGGTCATGCTCATGCCTTTGTGCTGGAAGTAGACCGCCACACCTGAATCTTCAGGCTGCCGCTGGTTGGCATACGGCAGGCCATCCCGGCGCAATTCGATATTGGTGGAAAGAACGATATTCTTGGCGCCCATCAGCCGTAGCTCTTCCATCAGTCCATCACGCGCTTTGGCAAATGAAGTCTGGAACCTGCCATTCTCGGCGCGCTTGCAGCGCGGCCACCCAGCGGGCCAGCAAAGCGGGAATGCATCTACGCTCACTTGTCCGTCTCCCTGGCCACAAAGGCCGTTGTCTCTCGCAATGCCAGCGGCACCTTCTTGCCTTTGCCGACCTTCACCAGCACCAGGCGCTGGGCTCTGCGGATGGTTCTTTCTTGGGCGCCCAGTCCGGTTACCCGGTGGCGCAGTAGCTGCTGGATGGTGTCTGGTTGAAGGTTCATGTCAGCTCTCCAGCAGGCCCTGGTCACAGATGGCCACAACCTGCTTGCACTGCGTTACGGTGAACATGCCGATATGGCATTCCTGTTTCGGTATATCCATCAACTCGGCAAGGCGTTTGTAGCGGCCACCCCGGGCCATGCCTTTCTTGTACTTCGGGTCTTCAGCCTTGCGGCGCTCAAAGCGGGCCTGCCAGATCGGGTCAAATGCGTCATGAGCCCGCAGCTTCCATTTGCGCAGCTCGGCATCAGCCAGTCGCCCCAGTGGTTTTTCTGTGCCCGGATGGCAGCCGACATGCGCATCACATGGAGCGCACTGGTAAATCACCTTCTCGTGAAGGTCTGGCCGGTGCGGGTAAATCTCTTTGCCGGTCACCTTCTTGGATGCTTTGCCGCAATAAGGGCAGATTGGCGTCAGGCCTTTCATAGCGGCACCTTAAAATGGAATATCGTCATCGAAATCGTCAGGCGGCTGATTGCTACCCTGAGCCGGCGCCTGGTCCTGCTGATAGCTTTGACTGGCCTGCATGCCCCCATTCTGTGATGGCCGCCCATCACCGCGCCCGTCCAGCATCTGCATTTCGCTGGCCACGATTTCGGTGGTGAAACGGTCCTGGCCGTCCTGGCCCTGCCATTTGCGGGTTCGCAAAGATCCTTCGATATAAACCTTTGAGCCTTTCTTCAGGTACTCCCCGGCAATCTCGGCCAGCTTGTTGAAGAACACGATCCGGTGCCATTCAGTGCGCTCGTTCATCTGGCCGGTGTTCTTATCCTTCCATGCCTCGCTGGTGGCCAGCGTCACATTGGTGACCGCCCCGCCGCTGGGCATGAAACGGGTTTCCGGGTCTTGGCCTAAATTGCCAATGAGGGTTACACGATTTACTCCTCGAGCCATGATTCAGTCCTCTTCCTTGAAATTGATCAGTTCTTCAATCTGGCCTGGAGTAGGAACATCCCAGTTGGTGATTCGGCCAGAATCCAAATCAATATCCAGAATCACGTAATCACCGTAGTGCTGGCCGGGCATGAAGTCGGGCACATATCCATCGTCCTGCTCCCAGATGGTTTCGTTGTCGCTGTCTGCAATTTCAGCAGTGAAGCGATCACAAACCTTCAGGTGCAGCTTCAGTGTTTTGGCGTTCACCTGTACTTTCTTCGTGGCGCTGATTTCCATTTATCTCTCTCCGTTGGTTATTGGATGCGGCGGCCTACGCCACTCGCTGCAATTCCTGCTGATTCATTTCCAGCACCCAGGCTGCTGCTGTTCGCGGATCAACCTGAAACTCTGCGGCGATAGCGCGGAGGATTTCGTAATCGCTGGGGCGTGATGGCTTGGCAGTGTCACTCGGCGCCTTATATTCGGCGCGAGGCTCGCTTTCCACCTGCTTTGGCTGCTCTGCCACCGGCTCAGACTTGGGCGCCTCCTTGGCCTGCTGCGCGGCTTCCTCGGCGTCCACCTTCTTCTGTGCCTCGCGCTCTGCCCTGGCCTTTTCCTCGGCAGCGATGCGCTGGCGCTCAGCTTCCAGGCGGCGCTCTTCTTCCCGCTTGTGGTTGTTGATTCGGCTTGCCACTTCCAGCTTCACCAGCTCGCTGTCTTTCAGTGCCAGCTGGTGGCGGTCGGCAAACAGGAATTCATAGCCAGCGTCGGCAATAGTCTTGGCGTTGGCGCGGATCAGGTCGGCAGCTTCATTGATGGCAATCTTTGCGCGGGCTACTTCGTTGTCCGCTGCATCCTGCAGGGTGGTGATGGTGCGCTTGCCCTTCATGGCAGCATTGAAGTCGGTATTGGTGCGAGGCAGGGCGTAGCCATCCAGAGTGGCTTCCACCTTGCGCTCATGCTCGCCGACCGCCTTGTCTGCATCGCGGGCGATTTCCAGCTTGATGGCCTGCTTCTGGCTCTTAACCAGTTTCTCTGCCATCAGCCGGTTATCGCGGGCCAGCTTGTGCAGCATGTCCTTGCGGCGCTTGGCGTTGTCCACGGCTTCAACCTGGGCAAGCAGCTGGGCTTCGGCGGCGTCCAGGGCGTCTTCCGCCTTCTTCAGCTGCTTCACCTGGTTGTCCAGGTCGGCAAAGTCCTGGTCGGTTTTCGGCTCCCGCACCAGCACCTCGTCAATGAAGTGCTTGAGGGCAGATTCAAACCGGTCGAAGTTGTCCACGATGGACAGATCGCCGCTCACCTGGACCGATACGGCCGGTAGGTCTTCGGTGGTGGCTCCGGTAGCGGCCTGCTCCTGCTTGCGCGGCTGGTATTCGGCCAGGTCGGCGTTGAATTGCTCCCATCCAGCCTTGATAGCGGCCATCCGCTCCGGGGTGGTGGTGTACCAGAAGTGGTTGCAATCATCGACAGTGCCATCGCTGGCCATGAAAAGGCACTTCTCAGCCCCGCTCACCAGAAGCTGCTGATCCATCTGGATTTTGTAATGCTCGTCCAGGGTGTCCACAGTTGCGGAGCGCAGCGCTTCGTTGATCAGCTTGTGCTCCCAAATCACGTCTTCGAGCATGGTCACGCCGTCGAAGCTGGCCAGAAGAACACCATCGTCATCCAGTGCGGTGTCGGGGAAAAGCTCTTCGCCGATGATCTCTGCCGCAATTGGCCGGGCAGCTGCCTCGGCTTTATGGCCACGGTCAAAGGCCTTATGCTGGGCCGGGGTGACTTCCTTGGTGATTCCGGTTTTTTTCTGCCTTAGTAGCTCGGTGCGAGTCTGGTGCTTGCTCTTGCCCATCATTGCCGGCGCTTCGCTGGCGGTATCGTGGTTGGCGCGTAGTGCCAGCCACTCCGGGCTACCTTGGGTGACTTTCATAATCTTCATTCGGCTTCTCCTTCGATGGCTTGGGCAGCCACTAACTCAAGGCGCTGCTGGTCGGTTAGGGTGTATTTCCCTTCTAGTCGGGCGGTCACATCGCTGGCGGACTTCTTGCCGGACTCAATAACCCCCTTGTATTTGTCGATAGTCTCCTGCGGGCACTCTGGAAGTTGCGCGGGCTGTTCGTCGCGGATCACATCAGCCGGCCCCATGTCACGCTCTGCCTGCTCGTTTATGCGCTGGGCTTCGTCATCGTCAAAAATGCCGACAAAGCCAAAGGCAAGACGTGAGCACTGGATCATTGTCTTGTGGCGCAGAAACCGCTTGGTGTGGGTTTGCCATGGTCCTTTCATGCCCTGCTTGAAGGGAGCCCGGTAAACTTCGTCCAGGTACTCGCGGACAACCACCGGCCGGTTTCGGTCCTTCCGGTACATGACGCATTCAACCCATTCATGGCAGGGGGAATTTGCGCCTTCTGGGATGACAGTGTTTTCCGAGTATCGGAATTCCATCCCGTCAAACTGAGGGTGGCTGTTGATGATTCGGCTCCAGCCGTCCACGCCCACCACGGGGACGATGCCGTTCTGCTTGTCCGGGAAGGCGTAAATCTCACGGGTAAACGGGTTGAGCTTGTACTGGTCGGCCACAACTAGCAGGGCCATCATCTGTTCATTGCTGGGGGCGCTTCCGTCTCGCTGCTTGAAAGCGGTGCTTTTCAGGGTGTCCAGCATCTTGTTGCTGTCCACTGCGTATCGGTCTGCAAACTTCACGACCAGGCTTTTCTTCTCTACTTGGGCTGCAGCGTTCATGTCCTTCTCCTTGCTTGAATAAAAGGCGGGGCGGACCCCGCAAAACAACAGATCAGCGCTCTGTCGTATCGGTGTTCAGTGCTTTGGCGATGGCGGCGTGCGCCTTGTCCCATGCCTCGTGTTTGCGGTCGCTTATGGCAACAACCTGCTGCAGAGCCTCCAGCAGATCAGGAGCGGCGGCAGCCAAAGCCGCGTCCGCCTCCCATCGCTCAATGCATTGACGGGGCTCGTCTCCAATCGCGCCTATCTTTGCCGTTCGGAGAACCACAACGCTTCCCCCTGCCACGTCATTCGCAACAACATGGACGCCGCTAGAAATGACGCGCCAAGGCCCCGGCGTTCCTTTAAATTCCTTCATCACCAACTCCTGCCACTCGCACCGTCCCGGCGCAGTTGTAGTTTTCGGCCTGCTCAGCGGGCCAGATTCCGTCCCGCACCATGGCGCAGGTGTGCTGCTCTTCCAGCTTCGCGTCCTGGTAGTCCATTTCCCCGGCCATGCACCAGATGGCAACGAGAGCCATCGCGACGGCGGAACCGAGAACAATGTTTCCGTATCTCATGCGGCCTCCGACGGGTAGAGCATGGATTTTATGGGCATCGGAGTTGGCAACCCGTAGCGATGGTTGATTGCCGCCGAGATCAGCGTTTGGC